GTGGTCTTCCCGCTAAGTTTATCGCACAGAACCCTGGCACATGGGGCAACAACATTTCAGTTGCTGTCATCGATCACGGTGCCGATTATCAATTAAATCTAAAATCAGACAAGGCAACAAACCTTGCTTCTGGTTCAACCGTCCAAGGTCCAATTTACTTCGATAAAACCAAAGAACTTGGTGCAGAAGTCGGTGTCTATGTTAAGGTTGCAGCTGCAGTTGAGAGTGTTGTAGCTCTTCCACAGTTTGCAAGTGTAAGAACCGCTCACGCTGGCAATAAGGATATTGTAAGTGGTGGAGTGTTTGGTTCTGTCACACTAGATACTCCTGGTGCAAACTACGGTTTGAGAGATGGAACTTCCACAAGAACCACTACCAGTGGTTCGGGAAGTGCAGCCACACTTACAGCAACCATTGTTAATGGTGTTGTTACTGGCAACCCTGTTGTTGCAGATGGTGGAACAGGTTATACAGTTGGCAACGTACTTCAAATTGTTGGAAGCCTCACCGAGGATGCCACAGTTGAAGTCAGGTCAATTGATACACCAGGTGCACCAATTGCATCTATTGTACTGACTGATGCTGGAACCAATTACACAGACAATGACACTGACGTTTCCTTGTTTAACGGAAGTGGATCTGGAGCAAAGATCAACTACACAGTTGGTGTGGGTGATGTTATTGCCGGGGTCGAACTAACCGACGGTGGTACTGGTTATAAGGATGGTGAAGTTGTAAACGTCACTGGCGGTAACGCTGACGCGACAGTTACAGTCACCACAGGCTTGAATGGAGTCATTACTTCTGTCCAACTACAAACTGGTGGTGAAAACTACGAGGTTCCTGGAAACGGAAATGTTTTCGGAATTCCAACAGACGGTGGTACTGGTTCAGGAATGACTGTCGGTTACAGTATATCTGGTGGTGGTGAAGTTTCTGGTTTGTACATTGCTACTAAGGGTAGTGGTTACACTGCCGCAGACACAATCACGATTGTTGGTGGAGACGGGAACGCTTCCTTCACTCTAAACACTATTTCGACAGGTTCGTATGGTGGTGTCAATATTACTGATGGAGACAGAGTCCTTCTTTATGGACAACAAACCAACTCAGAGAATGGCATTTACAATGTAAGTGCAACTGGTAGTTGGACACGTTCTACAGACGCTGCCTCAAGTGCAGACTTTATTCAACTCAAGACAGTCTTGGTTGAAGAAGGTGATGCTGCTGGAAAGACACTTCAGTATAGCGGAGAATCAAATCCAACCTTGGGTACTGATTCAATCGGATTCATTCTTTATTCTCCTTATACTTCTATCGCATCTGGAGACAAGGTTCTCGGTTATAGCAACCTTGACGTTGCAACGGGTGCTGAAGGTTTCGTTCAGGTGGTTGGAAACGGTGTTTATGAAATCATGGTTACTGATGGTGAATTTGCCGTTGGTGAGTATATTTCTAAGGACAGCATCCATAAGAGTGGACTGATTAGTGAAGTCGATTCAGTTGGACGTCACATTCTTTATTCTTTTGGCGAAAAAGATCAGAGCGGAACAATTATTGATGACACAATCACCAATACTTTGTTCGTTCCTAACACACTCTCATATAATGAAGGTGTTGATAGAGGGTGGCCAAACAAAATTGGTGATAAGCAAAAGTTGCCAATTGATGGCGACAGAGCTAAGACCACGATGGGTGACACCTACATCTGGAGTAAGAACATCAGTGCTTGGGTTAATGACTTCAAGCCTTCTGAGAACGATTTGATTTCTGACGGATCTCATGTGTTCACAGTTGATTCTGGTGCTGACTGGTACAATAACCAGATTGCATTTGCCGGAATTCCTTGGTTTAGATTTGCATCTAGACCTGCAACAAGTCCAAGATCATCTGATCAGAATGCAAGAAACGATGAAATTCACGTTATTGCTTATGACAGAACTGGTGAGTTGACAGGTTCTAAGGGTAATGTCCTTGAGAGTTTCTTTAACCTTTCTAAGTTGAGAGGAGCTAAGACACCTGAAGGAGACAACAACTATTACATTGATGTTGTTAACTCTAGATCTACCAACATCTTTGCAAACAGAGATGTTGATACAATTGAACTTGGTCAGATCAATGATGATTTGACTCTCGATGCTCCTGGCACACAGGTTGGCGACGGTGTTGTTTCAGCATTCATTGACGCAATGAGTTACGATCTTGGAGATGGTGCTAACCAACTTCAGGCAACACTTGGTGAACTCCAAGTTGGATATCAGAAGTACCTGGATGAGAACGTCGAAGACCTCGACTACATCCTGCAAGGACCTTCCTTATCCGATCCTGACGAAGCAGTTTCTAAAGCTAACTTCGTTATTTCAATGGCAGAAGAACTGAAGTCGTGTATCGCCTTTATTTCTCCTCCACGTTATGCAGCTATCGACCCACTGAAAGCTGATATCATTACTGAGAGAGTGACGGACTTCTTCGATGAACTTTCCGCTTCCTCTTATGCAATGTTCGACAGTGGTTACAAGTATAGCTACGACAGATTCAATGACAAGCAACGTTACGTTCCTTTGAACGCTGATCTCGCTGGTCTGATTACTGAATCTGGACAGGTTGCAGAACCTTGGTACTCACCAGCAGGTGTTGTACGTGGACAGGTTCGTAATGTATCGCGACTTTCTTTCAACCCTTCTAAGGAACAGAGAGATTCACTTTACAGTAAGAGAGTCAACCCAGTCACCACCTTCCCTGGAGAAGGCACCATTCTTTATGGTGATAAGACTGCCCTTTCTTATAGTTCAGCATTCGATCGAGTCAACGTTCGTAAGTTGTTCCTGATTATTGAGAAGGAGATCGCTCAGATTTCTCGCTCAGTTCTCTTCGAGTTCAACGATGATACAACGAGAGCACTCTTTAGGAACAACGTGAATCCTTACCTAAGGGATATTCAATCCAGAAGAGGCATGACCGACTTCTTGGTTGTTTGTGATGAGTCTAACAACACTCCTGAAGTCGTTGACAGAAACGAATTCGTGGCTGATATTTATATCAAGCCATCACGTTCTATCAACTATGTCACACTGAACTTCGTTGCTACGAAGACTGGTGTGAGTTTCAGTGAGGCTGTTGGCCTCTTTAGACGCTGATCTTAACTAATCACATACTAAGAGGTATTAACTAATGGGTTACGAAGCAAGTATTGAGCAGTTTAAGGGCGTGCTCAAAGGTGGTGGGGTACGCCCCACCATGTTCCAAGTCTCAGTCAACTTCCCAAGGGACGTTGTGTCTGACGGACTATCCGCTGATGGGGACAACAAAGTCACTTTCTTGTGTAAGGCAGCTCAGTTGCCACCCTCACAGGTGACTCCAATTGAAATCCCTTTCCGTGGACGTAAACTCAAGGTGGCTGGTGACAGAACCTTTGAGAACTGGAGCGTTACAATCATCAATGATGATTCATTCCTTATCAGGAATGCAATGGAAAAGTGGTCTGAGAAGATTCAGAACCACAACTACGCACTTGGTGCAACAAGACTGTCCACATATTTCTCTGACGCATTCGTCAGACAATTGGACAGAGATGCATCACTCCTCAGAACATATGCCTTTAGAGGCGTTTGGCCTATCAACGTTGGTGACATTCCACTTTCGTTTGAAGCTGATGGAGTTGAAGAGTACACAGTGGACTTCGCAGTTCAGTACTGGAGTGCAGCTAAGGACGATCCCGGTCAGCCTTCTGGCTCACCTGAGGACATCACTAAAGGAACAGGAAGAATCGTTAGTTGATTTTTACCTGACATTTTACAGAGGGCCTTCGGGTCCTCTTTTTTTATGTCTCTAAATAAGGTATAAGGAACGAACGCCCCAAAGTGAATCCAAACGAAAATAGTAGACTGTTTGGTTTTTCGTACAAACAGGATGACTTAGAGGATCTCAAAAAGATTTCTCCTATTCCACCCAACATGGATGACGGTGTAACCGTCGCCGCTGGTGGACTAACAGGTTATAGTGTTGCTCTTGACAGTGAGAGTGCACAAGATTACGAAAGCATTAAGAAATATCGTTGTATGGCAATGCATCCAGAAGTGGATTCTGCCATTGAAGATATTGTAAATGAAGCAATCGTCTCAGACTCTAACGACACTCCAGTCGCAATTGACTTATCTAATCTGGATGTCAGTGAAAGAGTAAAGACAATTATCAGGGAAGAATTTGCATACATTCTTCATCTTTTAGACTTTAATAATAAAGCACATGAGATGTTCCGTCGTTGGTACATTGATGGACGACTTTATTATCATAAAGTTATTGATTTGAATGAACCTGAAAGGGGAATCACCGACATTAGAAATGTCGATGCAATGAAAATCAAGTTGGTGAGAGAGTATAAGAAGAGAGACGCCAATGAACCACACCTGAGAAGTGCCGCAAAGACTTACTCATCGAACATGCCACAGGTTGCTGGACAGAGAAATGTTCAGTTCCCATCAAGAGTGGTTGAGTATTTCCTTTATAATAAAAAGGGAATGAATTACATTGGTAATCAATTTGGTGGTAATGCAGGACAACAACAGACTGTCAAGATTGCCAGAGACGCCATCTCTTATGTCACCTCAGGATTGGTGGATGGAAACAATGGAATGGTTCTCTCTTATCTGAATAAAGCAAATAAGTCACTCAACCAACTTCGTTGGATGGAAGACGCCATTGTGATTTACAGAATGGCAAGAGCACCTGAAAGAAGGTTGTTCTACATTGACGTTGGTAACCTGCCTAAGCAAAAGGCAGAACAGTATCTCCGTGACGTGATGGCACGTTACAGAACTAAAGTCTCTTATGACCAGAGAACTGGTGAGATCAAAGATGATAAGAAATACATGTCAATGTTGGAAGACTACTGGTTACCTCGTCGTGAAGGCGGCAGAGGTACAGAAGTCTCCACACTTCCTGGTGGACAGAACCTTGGAGAACTGACTGACCTCAAGTACTTCCAAGACAAACTTTATAACTCCTTGAATGTTCCTTCATCCAGAATGGATGGTGGTGAAGGTGGTGGATTCCAGATTGGTAAGTCCGACAACATCATGAGAGATGAAGTCAAGTTTGCCAAGTTCGTGGGACGGATGAGGAAGAAGTTCTCTTATTTGTTCGTGGACATTCTGAAGACTCAACTAATTCTGAAGGGTGTTGTTTCACCTAAAGAGTTCGATGGGATGAAGGAACACATCCAGTTTGATTACATTTACGATAATCACTTCAACGAACTCCGTGACATGGAAATGTTACAGAACAGACTTCAGGTTGCTGCAATGGCAGAACCTTATGTTGGTAAGTACTTCAGTGTTTATCAGGTTCGTAACAGACTTCTTGGTTACACTGATGGTGAAATCAAAGAGATCGACAGACAGATTTCTTACGAACGAAACGTTGGTATCATTCCTGATCCTAATGCCGCAATGGCAGAGGATCCCAATGCCCAAGAGGAACCTGAAGATCCTAATGCACCAATGGAAGGTGACATGGATTTATCAGGTGACATGCAACAGGGAATGCCAATGGATCCTAATGCCATGGCAGCTGCCACTGGCGGTGGTGTCTCTGATGTTTATCAGTAACTGCCACAACTAATAAATAACTAAAATCAACAATTATTATGTCTAGAGTTGCAGAACTTATTGACTTGATTGTCCAGGGAAAGAATGCCGAAGCTTCTGATGTGATGAACACAGAACTCATGGGTCGTTCCTACTCTGCAATCAACGACATCAAAGCAGATGTTGCCACAAACTACTTCGCTCCTGTCGTTGACATGGCAGCTGATGGAGTGGTGACTTCAGAAACACCAGAACCACAGGAACAAACTGATGAAACTGATTAGAGAAGAAGTGGAGGCAGTTGAGGTCCTCTGTGAAGAGAAGGGTGGTAAAAAGCACTTCTACATCCAGGGCCCTTTCCTCCAAGGTGACATCAAGAATCGTAACGGACGAATCTACGAAAGCCGTATTCTGGCTAAAGAGGTTAATCGTTACAACGAATCTTATGTCAATAAGAACAGAGCAATGGGAGAGTTGGGTCATCCAGATGGACCCACAGTGAACCTCGACAGAGTTTCACATAAGATCACATCACTCAAACAAGAGGGAAGCAACTTCATTGGAAAGGCAAAAATCCTTGAGACTCCAATGGGAAGAATCGCCGGAGCCCTTCTTAATGATGGGGTCACACTGGGTGTTTCATCACGTGGTATGGGATCTCTTGTTAATAAGAATGGTTCTAATTATGTCGGTGAAGACTTCATGTTGGCTACTGCTGCTGACATTGTTGCAGATCCCTCTGCTCCAGACGCTTTCGTTCAAGGCATTATGGAAGGAAGGGAATGGGTATGGGACAACGGGCTCCTAAAAGAGTCTGATGTTCAAAAAGTGAAGGATACAATCAATGCTTCACCAGCTCATCAACTTGATGAAGCGGTTCTTCAGGGATTCAGAGACCTGTTGATGGGATGAGTTTTACGTAAGATTTTATTAATAAAACCTTACATACTCTAAATAATTCTGAATAAATAAATGAAACAAGTAATTTAAACAATGGCTCAATCACGTACGGCGGTAAACGCCAAAGCTGGTGCCCCTGAGGGCATGGCTAAAGTCCCAACCTCCGTGGTACCTGGCGGTACTTCGATTGAGGATAAGGGAGGTCCTACTAACCAAAACTATAAAGCTGACAACGGTTCTGCCGAGATGTCTTATGGTGATGGCGTCAGTCAAACTAATACAGTAATCAACAATAAAGCCGGCGCCGCTTCTGGTGGCATGGAGAAATTGGGTGACAACATTATTCCTGGAACAAAAGGAAATGATGGTGGTCGTTCAAACGAAGGTCCTGATGGGTCCGTTGGACCTAATGTCGTACCTGGAGAGCAGAAGAAGCCGACAACGACTTCTGAGCACGCCGAAATTGACACTACAGCAGGTGAAGCACTTGACGAACTAGGTGGCGATCATGAGGCTTCTGATGACTTCAAGCTAAAAGCTAAGGTCATCTTTGAAGGCGCTCTGAATGAGAAACTCAAACTTGAAGTTTCCCGTTTGGAAGAAGAGTTCTCGGTAAGGTTCGAAACCGAGATCACTGACATCGCCGAGAAGGTTGAGGGTTTCCTCAACTACACAAGTCAGCAATGGCTTGAAGAGAACAAACTGGTTGTCGAAAACGGCATCCGCAATGAGCTTTCAGAATCCTTTATGCAAGGCCTGAAAGGTTTATTTGAAGACCACTACGTCACCCTACCTGATGAGAAGTATGATATCTTCGAATCAATGGTGGCGAAGCTTGATGACATGGAAGACAAACTCAACGAACAGATCGAGAACAACGTTCGCCTTTCTGGTAACATGAGTGAGTATCAGAGAGGCGCACTCCTGGCTGACGTATCTTGGGATCTTTCCGAGACGGCTAAGGACAAGCTTGCTGGACTTGCTGAAAGTGTAGAGTTTGAAAGTGAAGAGTCCTACAAACAGAAGCTCAACATCCTGAAGGAATCCTTCATCGGACAATCCGAGCAACTAAATGAAGAAGTCCTATTGGGTAATGACGAGCCTGTAGTTCCAACAATCTCCGAGACTCATGGCGACCAGATGGACGCCTACGCAAGAGCCATCGGCAGAACAATTCGTTAATTTCAAACTAAATTTTTTAAAAACAAATGTCCGCACAACATCTCAACGAGAAGTGGGCACCGATTCTTGAGCATTCTGATCTCCCCGAGATTAAGGATAGCTACAGAAAGCAGGTGACCGCACACCTTCTCGAAAACCAAGAAAAATTCCTGCGTGAGCAGGCAGCCATGGGCATCAGCTCTGGTCTCTTGACAGAAGCACCTACAATGTCGGCTGGCGACGGTGGATTCACCAACGCTTCGACTGCTGAAGGTCCTGTCGCTGGTTTCGACCCCGTGCTGATCAGCTTGATCAGACGCTCGATGCCTAACTTGATTGCTTATGACATTGCTGGTGTTCAGCCAATGTCTGGTCCTACTGGTCTTATCTTCGCCATGAGAGCGATGTATGACGGTCAGAGTGGTCCTAACGAAGCACTCTTTGACGAAGCTGATCCTACCTTCTCTTCCAACCTTGGTGGACTGCAAGGTGATCCTCTCAATGTTCCTGGTGCTACACCTGAAGACACCGAACCTGGTCTGCTTGCGGGAACCGGATCTGCAGCTGGTTCCGAATCGGATACCACTCCTCCTGGTGGCACGCTCTATGATCCCGTCCTGGCTGACCTGAGTGTTGCTGCTGGCGGTGGAATCTCCACAAGCGACCTTGAGATTGCTGGTGAAGCTGGTAAAGAGTTCCGTCAGATGGGCTTCTCGATCGAGAAGGTCGTTGTGGAAGCTAGAGGCCGTGCCCTGAAGGCTCAGTACTCCATGGAACTGGCTCAGGACTTGAGAGCCATTCATGGTTTGGATGCTGAAGCCGAACTGGCTAACATCCTTTCTTCTGAGATCCTTGCTGAGATCAACAGAGAAGTGGTTCGTACCGTTTACAGAACTGCTAAGCCTGGTGCTCAGAACAACGTGAACGCTCCTGGCGTGTTTGACCTGGACCTCGATTCCAACGGACGTTGGAGTGTTGAGAAGTTCAAAGGTCTGTTGTTCCAAATCGAAAGAGACTGTAACGCAATCGCGCAACTGACTCGTAGAGGGAAGGGCAACATGATCATCTGTTCCGCAGATGTCGCTTCCGCCCTGACAATGGCTGGTGTACTTGATTACACCCCAGCACTGAACGCTAACCTGAACGTCGATGACACAGGTAACCTGTTCGCTGGTACCATCAATGGTAAGCTCAAGGTCTTCATCGACCCATTCTCCTCCAACGTGACTGACACTCAGTACTACGTGGCTGGCTACAAGGGAACTAGCGCCTATGACGCTGGACTCTTCTATTGCCCATACGTGCCCCTGCAGATGGTGAGAAGCGTTACCGCCGAGACCTTCCAGCCTAACATTGGCTTCAAGACTCGTTACGGTATCGTAGCTAACCCATTCGCTGAAGGCCCCATGGGTGCCACAGGCAACCAAGGCATGGGACGTATCTCTGATAACACCAACCGTTATTACAGAAGAGTTCAAATCAAGAACTTGATGTAATTCACAACTCATTGTGAGATAAATAGAAGGGACTAACCTCCCTTCTTTTTTTATGTCTAGACCAGCATTCAGGACTGATGAAAAGTCAGTAAGACATAGAACCACACAGAGAATAAGAAGGAACGAACGAAAGAAGTACTTTGTAGATAAGATGGGTGACAAATGTCAGGACTGTGGTGAGTCCTTTCCTCTTTGTTGTTATGATTTTCATCATCTTGACGAGAGAACAAAGTTATTTGAGATTGCTCCAGGTCTTGATAGAAAGATAGAAACACTTGAAGATGAAGTTGCTAAGTGTATTCTCTTATGTTCTAATTGCCATAGAGTAAGACACTCTTTCTAAATAAGTTCATGGAAGAACACAACGAAGACGTCTATCAACTCGCCTTTGACATCAATGGCGTTTTAGCACTGAAGAGTGTTATAGATTATTCTATTGAGGTGTGGCCTGGCTC